AGCATCTGGAAGTGTGCGAAGGTAGGTTGCTAGCAATGAAGTCTGACCCTGAATGCTTGCAAGTTCATTGGCTAGGCGTTGAGCCTCATTAACATTACCTTGTTGAACCGTGAGCATAAGTTCAAGGCGTTTGCGTTCCTCATCGGTAATCTTGCCCTGTAGGGCTGCCATAAGCTGTATCTGCTCTTGGTCGAATATGCCAGCGAACTTCTTTTGCTTTAGAGCATCGTTCTGAGCTTTGAGTAATGCGCGTTGAGCGGCCAATTCTTTAGCGCGTAATTGAGCGGATTTTCTTGCTGCTGCTGCTTCGGCTTGTGCTTTATATTTGTCTGCATAAACGCCGCCGTATTGCTGGCGAGCTTTCATATCGGCTTCACGGAAGGCTTGAAGCTGCTTACGGATATCACCAAATGAACGATTACCAAAAAACATTCCAAGGATATTTGCGGTACGGCCGAGACCAGTCGCTAAATCGCCCACAACCAGCCCTGCGCGCTCGATCGCTCCTACAACATTGTTGAGGCCGTCAGTTCCACCAGCGCCCGTCAATCCTTCAATAATTCCTTTACCTGCGGATTCCTTAAAATTGTTCATCGCTACTGTGAGCTTATTAAGCGAACCTTGATACGATGTAGCCGCAGACTCAGCTTGACCTGAAAAAAGTTTAGCCAATTTTTCTTGTAATTCTAAGAAAGTAGAACTTGTTAATTCGGACTTTGATAAACCAACGCCTAAACGACCCAAGCTTTGAGTCTGGCCTAAATAAGCCTTTTGTAATGCCTGAGATACTGCGGTTAAGTCTTTGCCTGTGCCTGCTGAAATATCTAAAGCAAGGCTTAGTAATTCTTGGCTCTTGCCGACATCGTAGGTAGCGCGTAGGAACCTATCCATCGCTGGGCGAAGTTCATCATCTAAAACACCTGTTTGGCGTTCTAAGGTAGAAATGTAATCATTGACTGACTTGGCTGCTCCGCCATAGGCTAGGCCAAGATTTTCTAAAGTCATACCAAGGCTACGAGCGGCGTTATCATCCTCTGCAAAAGCCTTAACTGCTTGCTTGGAGAAATTAAGAAGGGCTTTGGCTCCTAGACCAACACCAAAACTCTTAGCAAGATTCTTGACATTCTTGTTGAGTTTGCTGACGGCCTTATCTGCCTCGTTAAAACCCTTGGCCTTAAACTCAGAAGCGAGGATTATACGAACATAATCTGCAACATTAGCCATTAGATAAATGCCTTTCCAGTAAAGCGAGCCTTGGCACTATTGAGTGCTTTAATTACTGCCTTCTGAGTATCTCCAGCATCCTCTTTATATGCTCGGAAAATAGCGCGACCGCGTAACTTGTTCGCACCTATCATTCTAGAATGGCGTTCTAAATTCTTAACAAATTGAGAGTTTGGCTTATTGCGCCCTGCGGTTTCATAAATCGAACCAGCAGCCGATTTATTGTAAATCTCTGCTAGCGACTTAAAACCTGAGCGATTGGGCTTACCCATCGAGGTCTTATATCCAATGCCGCGCTTGACGGTAGCAAAATCATATTTAGGAAACTTACCCGTTCCTGTGTTGTTCCAATTTGTCATCGGATCTGCAGGAATATAGCCACGAGACTTTCGAGCTAATGGCTTTAGAAAACCAGCCATTTCCTTATTGAGTGCCTTATTAAGGTCAGGTGTGTATTTGCGTAACGCTTTACGCATTTCACCTACGCCTTTTATTTCTGTTGGCACTGTCCCTTATCTCTTTCGCTTCATCCTCTAGGGCTATAAGTAAGGCTCTAAATAGCCTTTCATCTAGCTCTAAAACTTGTTGAGGCGAGACCCCCAACCTTATTGCTAACCTAGCAACGAGGTAGGTGAGAGAGTCTCGCGTTATGCCAAAGGGTCAGACTCTAAAACTTCTACCGCAGAGAGAGTTTCAATGAATCCTTCACCAAATGGCTTGACGGTTTCACCCGAACGCCGTAAACATTCCCAAGAAAGCCAATAGACCGCAGTTTGCTGTTCATCTTCTCGAAAGTACTTATGAAAGCCTTTTTTGAAGTGTTGCTCAAATGCGTATTCGATTATCGGTGTGACTTCATGCTCTGAGGTCTCGCCCGTCGTTCTTGTTATCTTTAGCTTTGCCATGGTTGCCCCTATCTAGTTATTAAGCGGTTGCGATAGTAACTGCGCCGTTTACTGTCCAAGTAACAGATTGTGTACCTAGATCGCCAACTGCGCCGTTGATGTCTGTGGTGTTATTAATCAAGCAAGTCATTGTATATGAAGGGTTGGTTGCTGAGACTGCTCCGCTGTTTTGCTTCAATACAACTGTAACTGATGTTCCCCATGCAGCTTGTAGTGTTTGGAGAACCTTACCTGTTGCTGTGTCATTGAGGAAGTCAATCGTCAAAGATGATGCTTCCAATCCCTTTACGAACTTGTGACCTGTGTCACCCATTGCAGTAACTTCCAACTCATCAAATGAGCGGTTGAGTGTTACTGAGGTAACGTGGTCGCTAAGATCAACAGAATTAACTGTGACCGAAACTCCATTGTTTAGAAATACTGCCATTTATTATTCCTCATCTTTCTTTGCTGGCTTTGGTGCTGGTGCGGCTGGAGAGACCTGTCCAATTTTGATGAGGAAGGCTTCCAACTCTTTTGCGTAATCGGACATTTTAACTCCAACTCGTTAGAACGGAAACTTGCACTTGGCAAGTCAATAGGTCTCCACTCGGTAAGCTGGCAACGCTAGGCGCGCCAACTGTTCCGATATTATAGACCAAAGAAGAAGCAGCGAGCTTATTAAACAAAGCAACGACCATTTCTTCAATTCCATTAAGGTTTCCTTGGTTATCAAGGAGTGGTACGAAAATATCAATATTAAAATTAGCCAAAGGGCTAATCGTGGTTTGGGCATTGTTGTTTGGCTGGATATATGGATCCGCAGGACTGACAACCACGGAATTCGCTAACGGGGTGGCAGGTGGAAAGGAGAACACCTGCCAAAGTGAATTGTCTATTAACGCTGTTGCGATTGTGGAACGTAGCGTGGTAATTGCGGCGGTCATTAACCCACCTGAGAATTAGGGCTGAGATAAGGAGCCAAAAGGCCGCGCACACGACCCATGAGAGTATTGCCCATGCGATAAGGGCTAGGTGCATATCCATCTACTGTTACTCCACCACCTGCTGGAGCCTGACGGCTCTGGAAAATATCAACTGAAATCATAAGTGCAACTTCCTGAATTGCAGGAATTGTTGCTGGATCTAAATATGTGTCGGCTGCTACTGAGCCGTAAGGGTTAATTGGATGAAACGGTGCAGCTGTGTTGTTATTGCCTGTGATTGCATAAGTGATGCTTCGAGCATCAACGGCTGTGATTGTTTTGCTTCCGTTATGTTTTGAGCCTGAACCTGAAATAACTACGGTTTGTCCAATATAAAAAGTATCGTAAATATATTCGGCAAAATATGAAGTGCCTGTTGTTGCGGTATTGCTATGGCCGATGATTGGCGTGGTATTTGCCCAGATAAAAGGAAGCAAAACGTTATCTGCTGCATCACAGACTTCCTGCAAAACTGCATCTGCGTAAAGACTTCCCACGCCAAGGGCTGTGCGAAGCTCTGAGACTGTGCAGAGTGACATTTTCTTCCTTTCGATTTAGACCGAGAGGCGGCGGCAGGGCTTACCGCCGCCTTCGGCGTTCTAATTGTGGCTATTAGGCCTTGTTGAACTTGAACGCGCCAGCGCCAATCTTGGTTGCAACTGCGCCGTAGCCGTAGTAACCAATTTCAACCTGACCTGTTCCAACCTTGTCAGCGCGAAGCTGTAGGCGTGGTGACTCATACCATGTGTATGAATCTGAGTTAAGAACGATGATTGAGTTATCAGCTTCGCCTGTAACTGTGTAATCAACATAGAGTGGCAAGCCAAGGAGTGAACCGCGAAGGCTCTGTGAAACAGAACCAGATGCGTTCATTGGCTGTGAAGCGATGAACAAAGGACGGTTTGAAGAATCAACCATTCCCATGATATTCGCCCACTGTGTAGGTGAAACGATTACTGCGTTAGCGAACTTGAACGTGTTTGAGTAGATGCTGTCAGAAGCGCGAGCAATAAACGCTGCCATTTCTGCGCCATCCCAAGGAAGGGTAACGGCTGTTGTATCTGCTGTTCCACCTGTTGCAAGTGCTGTGTTTGCGTATGTGTTTGTTGCCTTAGCATAAGCATTAGCCATCAATGACTGAAGTTCAGCGAAGAATGCTGGAGATGTGCGATCCAAAACTTCAACATCGAACAATTGCATTCCAGCGAACTTCTTAACATCTACATCGAGATACTCAATCTCTACCTGTGTATCGCTGAACGCTGCTTTTTCTGCCGTTACTGCAACTGTTGGCACAGCCTTAACGCGTGGGATCTGGAACTTGAAACCTGCATCTGGAAGTGAACCAGAGCTGAGGGCATCAATGGTTGGGCGAACTGCTGTTGATTTGCCATTGATAACTTCTGTGAGCTGACGTGTTGGCACAAGACCTGCAACGTCTGTCGTGTCTGTGTCTGATGCTGCGAGAAGGTACTGACGTGCTGACTCGTCACCGAGCTGTGCGCGTACTGCGTTCTCTAGAAATGCCTCATTTGAGAGGTCAATGCGTGGCTTTGTGTATGCCATAGCTGAAACGATTGGGCGAGCAGCTTCGACTGCCGATGCCTCAACCGCTGGAGCTTCTACAACTTCTGGAGCTGTGTTTTCCATTGTTTCGCTTTCTGTTGGTTGGGTTGCTTCATCGGCAGGGGTTGTTGATTCCTCTGCCGCAATCTCTAGCACCTGAGCAGACTTAAATGCTGGCTCAGTGACGAGAGAAACTTCTTTAATTTTCGCCGCTGAAACGACGATATGGCCTGACTTAGATGGCTTTGATGCAATTACCTCAGCACCAATAGAAAGACCGCTGACGAGGCCTTCCTGAGCCATCACAAGGGCATCATTGCCGCCTGTTGAACGTGAGAGCTTGAAGGTTGCATAAATGCCATCTTCACGGGTCTCAGCCGCGACCATACGGCCTACTGGCTTCTTGATGTCGTGCTGGCTGAGCAATTTAATCTTTGTTGGATCTTCAATCGAGATTGAGCCAGCCTCGAATACGACTCCACCAAGATTTGTGGCTCCAACTTCGCCTGTTCCCATTGGCACAATCTTGCCTGAGATTTCACGGCGTTCTTCTGAGCATTCGATAGATGCTGCTTCGATGATGAGTTTTTCCATTATGCTCCCATGTTTCCGTTCGGGGTCAAATCTTCCATTTCCATCGCTTGTTCCACTGTGATAAGTCCAATGGAAATCATTTTTTCTAATACTGTAATACGCTCTAGTGGGTCAGCGCGAAGAAGTGTGTCATCTACCGCAAAGCGCACTTCGTGGCCTGAGGTTGTCAAATCATTCATTGAAAGACGCTTTTCAATAGCCGTGTAATAAGGCTGCAAGCTCATTGTGTAAAAATTCTTTTTCTCATCAAGGACATTTGCATAAGTCATGGATGAGTTTTGTTCAGCAGAGAGAAGATATGCTGGAACGTTCATTGCGCGAGAAATTTCTGTTGCAAGGTTTTGGATTTGCTCGTTGTAACCCATTTCCTTAGGTGAAAATGATGTTGCTGTGTAATCGAGAGTGCTTGTTAAATAAGCCGTTCCGCGATTTTTTCTAGCCTTGCGCCAAGCATCGAGAAGGCCTTGCACCTCACTCGGTGGGAGATCCGCGCCGCTGTTCTTGATGTAACCTGTCGGCATCGGTGTAGCAGCTGCAACGCGAGCAGCTTCTTGAACGTCCAAAGCAGTTTGTAATAGTCGGCTTCCGTAATTGAGTATGCCTTCATTGAACGATTGGAATGTGACGATTGAACCAAGTCCGTCATTTGGTCGAGCCTCACCATCTACGAAATAAGTTCTGATGTATTGAGAATTCTGATCTGTGTTAAATGCAACGCGAGTATTTGCAACCCACTCAAAAGAAGCAGGACGTCCATCTTCTGCATAAACTGAAGTAACTTCCCAATATGCAACGCCGTAAAAAATTAGGCTATCAACAGTCCAAGCAATCGTTACGTTGATTGGTTGTGATTTAGAAGGTTGCTCTATCCATAAAGGTGAGCCGACTTCTTCGCCTGTGCTTTTCTTATAGTAGTGGAGCGGAGTGTCGGCAATAGTTCCAGCAATGAGATTGCGGCATCGCGCAACCGCAGGAATAGACATTGCTAAATTTCTCGAAAATGATGGAAGATAATATGCGTTTGTATAATTAAAGTTATCGCCCATGATTTGAGGGCGAGCTTCGGCGATTAAATCAACCTTGCGCGAAAATAGACCCATAGGCTAAAAGAATACCACAACTAGGGCAAAACGGGCAATTTGTCAAATAATAATTTGAGGTGTCGCTTGTGGTTTCAATAACTCATGAACGACCATGGCTAGGCCGATGGG